CGCTTGCAGACGAAATTGTTTCGTGGAGGACAGGTAACATGCCCGGCGTTCGGGATATGTTCGATAAAGGGTCGTCCTGGCTCGGTGACGAGATAAGAGCGCGAGGAACGCTCAACAAAGAAACCCTGTACCGCGGGTTTGCGTCGGAAGAAGTGCAAGAACTTGGAACCCCCCACGCTCTTGCCTCCTGGACCAGCGACAGAGCCGTAGCCGAGCACTTTAGCGGCGCCAGCTACGAGCTCCTCCCGGAGCGTGTTGGTCCGATCATCGAGGCCCCTCCCGGCACCGTCTACGGGGTTTGGGCCGATGATGTCGTAAATATGGGCGAAGATTTTGCTGCCCAACGAGAGTTCATCGGTGTCAGCAGACACCAACTCGATGAAGCCGTTTCCGGCCCTGCCGAAATCGACAGGATGACCGTCCGCATGAATGAACTTGCAGGCGACCGGGCCATGTTCCGAGAAGTAGACGAAGCCGTCGATTGGGAATACCTACTCGAAGCGCAAGAGGACATCGCATCGGCCGCGCCCGTCAACACGGTTGCAGCGGGCGGCGTTTTCGCCCCCGCACCGATCGCAGAACACACCCGGCTTTCGAGTTCGGCGCTACGAGACGCGGCGTTGGAACGGATCATCTCCCGAGGCGCAGACGGCGGTCTGCGCCACTGGGCATCGGCGGGTCCGGCCGTCCCGGTTGGTGGCGCATCCGTCATCGACCGTTACCGGCAGATGCAGTTCAACCGTCTCGACAACGCGCCCAGCCGCGACATGATCGTGGATGAGATTCGTGTCCCGAGAATGTTGCAACGTGCTGGCGAAACCCGTGACCGGGTTGTGCGGACGTTTACCGAACGGCTCCCGCATTCGATTATCAACTTCTCCGACGAAGCGTCAGCGACGCAGCAGTTCGAGCGCATGTTGAATCAGGCGTCACGGGTCGAGGTTGGCGGTGTTCGGCTGATCGACGAGGCTGGTGTGGCGCGTCGTCTTGCCGAGTTTGGTGATGCACGGTTGGGGCAGCGGTGGGCGGAAGTCCCCGAGATTTACAACCGGACGGTTCGGCAGTTGACCGAACAGTTCGACAGGCTGACGGCCGATGCCGGGTTGGATGCGTCGTTTGCCGGGTTGCAAACCCAATTCGATGAGATCGCCGGGATGTGGCAGGACCGTGTGCGGGAAACTGTCCAGTCGGTTCGGGATCAGCCGAGACGGATTCTTGACGACGGCACCGTGGTCGAAGAAGTCCAGCATTTCACGATCCCGGTCAGTGACACCGACGGCGTGATCCAGCAGGTCAATTTCCGTGGCACCCCGTCGCAACTGTCCACGACTGCGCCGATCCCCCGGTGGGACAACGTGGCCCGTGAACTCCGCAAGCACGAGCGTCGTGCGGGCGGTTCGGTCGGGCAGGCGGCACGAGATGTCGCAGGTGTCCCCATTGGTGTAGCGAACAGCATCGGCAGCGCCACCATGTCGGTCTGGCGTCCCGCCGTTCTGTTGACCCCGAAGTGGCCGATGCGCGTCGGCCTGGACGAGCAGTTGCGGATGATGTCCGACCTTGGCGTGTTCCAAGTGATCGGAAACTGGAACACTGCGATCGCTGACCTGCGACACAAGTACGGGATCAAGTACCTAGGCGAGCAAGGCCAGTCGGAGGTTCTGCAACGACTAATGGCCCGCGTCGATGAAACGATCGGTGATGCCGCCGACGGGATGGAACTGTCGGCCAAGTTTGATGCGATCGGTGGAGCCGATGGTCTGAATGCGATCACTCGTGAACTGACCCGTGAACAGTTGGCGAACCCGACCCGACGGATGCACCAGGCAGCCCGTGCGGGGCTGCCGGCGACGGTGGCGACGATGATGATTGGCGGTCCGGTTGCTCCGGCGGTTGTGTTTGGTGCGTCGGTGTTTGCCCGACGGTCGAAGATTTATGCCGGGATGCAGCGCAATGCTGCGATGAACTTTGCGGGTGCGTTGCAGGAAACGGCTCAGCAGATGTTGCGGCGCGGGTTGGATGATCCGCGGTTGGCGGAGGACGCTGCGCAGATGTTGCGGCGTGGCGATTCGATCGCTGCGATTGCCCGCCGGGAGGCCGACACTGCTGCGTTGTCGGAGGGTGTGCTGACTGCGTTGGATCAGTCGGATCAACTGTTGGACAGTGCCGGGTATGGGCGGATGCTTGTGCCGGGAACGAACGTGTCGGTCCGCAACGCGATGGGCGACCATCCACGCCATTCCGAAGCAATCGCCCGCGATCTGTCGTCGTCGGGTGCGATGAACAACCTTGTGATGGGCACGCACGGTGCGGCGCAACGGTCGCTGGAATCGTTCCGTCACCCGAACTGGCGCAACTACGACCTGCTGGACGAGACGATCTCTAGCAAAGACGCTGCTAAGTATTTCCGGCGCACGTTCGAGCAGGTCACGTCCGGGTCCGAATGGATGCGGTCCAGTTTCTACGACGTGCTGTGGTCCGACGAACCGTTCCAGATGCGGGTTGATCGTCTCGCCGCGAACCTTGCAGCAGACGACGGGCTCCGTCTTGCCGTGGTTGGAAGGTCTTTGATCGGTCCCGACGACCTGACGGATGTGGCTCGGTTGATTGTTGAGAACGCCGACGACATCCTTCCGCAACTCGACTCGTTCTCCCGTCTCCGTCAAACAGCACGGGACGGCGGAACTGTCACCTGGCAAGACTTTAAGCGGGCGGCGTCTCGGATGGCCGGCGACGACGAGACGTGGCGTGACGTTGTGGCACGCATCCGCGAAGGCAACCCCGAGTTGGGGATCGAGGCGCATCCTGGGTTCGGTCGGGCGTTGTCGCCTGACGCCGAGGACATGATGTCGGGCCGGTTGGGGGAACGCTGGCAGGGCGTGTCCGACCGTATGGAATCGGTGTTCGAGACGTTGGGTACGATGCCGACCGATTCGCTTGCCCGGTCCCCGTACTTTCGGGCCAAATACGACTCGGAGATGATGCGTCGGGTGTCGTTGATGACCGACCCGGATGGTGCGGTCAACGTGTCCCGGCAGGTTCTCGACGAGATGGAATCGTCGTCGCGGGCGTATGCGTTGCGTGAAACCCGTGACCTGCTGTACGACCTTGCCGAAGAAACACGGGCCGGGGAACTCACCGCGAACCTGATCCCGTTCTACAACGCATGGCACGAAGTGTTGACCCGGTGGGCTGGGCTGACCGTCCAGAACCCGTACTTCACCGGCCGGATGATGCGGCTGTACTCGGCCGAATGGAACGCCGAGACGTTGGGGATCACGCAGGTTGAGCATGAGGGCGGCGGAACCTACCTGACGTTCCGGTTAAACGCTCCGGCGTGGAATGAGGATGGCGAGGCTGTCCAGAACGTGTTCGACATCATGCCGGATTCGGTTCGGGACATGCTGGTGCCGAAAGTGCTGCGAGGCGAAGGCAACCAGACGATCCGGTTCTCGAAAGAAGGCTTGAACACAATGTTGCAGGCTTCGACGCCTGGGTTCGGTCCGCTGATCACCGTCCCGGTGCGAGAAGCGATCCTTGCTCAGCCGTCGTTGGAGGAGACGTTCGGGTTCATGTTCCCGTTCGGTCACCCCGAGGGTGGGCTTGTTGAGCGCACGATCAAAGATTCGCTGCCGACATGGGCCAAGTCCGTGACCGACATGTTGTACGACTCGCCCACCACCGAACGTCTCGTGCAGTCGATGTTCCGTGACTATGTGGTGGAGATGAACGAGGCCGGCACACCGATCGACTTCTCCGACCCGTTGGAAGTGAACGCTGCGATTGAGGTAGCGAACGATCGGGCAGGTCACTATCACCGGTTCCGTATCGGAGCCGGGCTGTTCTCTCCGACTTCGACGACGTTGCAGTCGCCCTACGATCCGTTGATTCGTGAGGCCCGCAAGTTGCAGCGTGAACTGCCGGCGGCGGAAGCTGAGGCGGCGTTCCTTGCCCGGTTCGGTGAGGATCTGTTCGCTTTGTCTGCCCGGATGACGCAAGTCAACGACGGTGTGGCTTCGACGCTTTCGTCGGAAGAACTTTACATGCAGCATCAGGAGTTGGTGGCTGCGTACCCGGAGATCGGCGGGTGGGTGTCGAACAGTGTCGGCACGACCGACGAGAAGTATGTGTTCTCGCAGGCGGCGTACCGTCGCCAGACCGAGATGCAGATTTCGGCTACGGATGAGCGTTCCCGTCGTGAACGCAAGTCGCCGTTGGAAACGGTTGAGGACACCGAGGCGTCGTTGGGTTGGCGCAAGTACAACGAGGTCCAGAACGAGATCCTGTCGATCCAGGCGGAACGAGAAGCTGCCGGTCTGCCGTTCTCGTTGCAGTCGAACGCGATGCAAGACATTGCTGCGTACAAGGCGCAGTTTGTTCGGGATTTGTCGATCGAGCATCCGGCGTGGCGTCGCCAGTACGACGATTTCAGTGCCGGTACGGAACGGATGAAGCAGACGATTCGCGGGTTCATGGTGGGGGTGCAGGATGCGGCGTTGCTGTCTCGTCCTTCGACTCGGCATGTGATCGACTATCTGCGTGTGCGTGTGCAGGTGCAGCGCGAGTTGGAACGTCGCCGTGACGAGTTGGGGATGAGTGACAACATTGCCGCGAGAGAGAACAGCGATCTGCAAGAATGGTGGGATATCCGCAAGTACGAGATGGGCGGCAGGCCCGAGTTCTCCGAAATCTTTAACCGCTACTTTGAGCGAGATACACTCGCTCCTAGCACATTCGTTACTTGGGATGTGCCGCCGATCCTTGGGGTCACCTGATGTCTGATCTTCCACCGATTCCTCAGCCGAGAGACGAACCGCTTCCCGATTTCGGTCCGATTCTCGGGTTTGAGCAGTCAGGTCCGCAAACCGAGGTGGTGCGGCGTGGCCCGTGGGGGGATTACGGCCGGGAGATCGTGGTCGATCCGGGCGAAACGCCGATCTACGGCGACACCGTGTTTGAGGCGGTGCGTGCGCTGGATGACATGGGCCGTCGCAACCTGGCGTTGGAGATGTTCATTGCGGATCGGGGCGCATACAGTGACATCGACGACGTGTTCAATGATGATTACACGTTGAACGAGTTGGCGTTCTACAACGCCGTCGAGCAGATGGTCGGGTTGGCGGCCCAGTTTGGTCCGGGCCAGTTGATTGAGAACCCGATGTATCTCGACATTCTGATGGGCGACACGGAACAGTCGGCTGAGGAACTGGTGTTGAAGTTTCAGCAGCGGGCGGCGGCGTTGAAGGCCGCTTCGGCCGACGATGGTGGTGGTGGGCGTGTCATCAACTACATAGATCCGGTTGCGTTGCAGGATGCTGCGAAGAACGGGTTTGTTGCGAAGACGGGTCGGAAGGCGACAAAGGCGGAGCAGCAGGCGTTTGTGAAAACGATTCATTCGTTGCAGGCGTCGGGTGCGACGGGGATTGACGTGACGGGTCGGGCGGGTGCGTTTGCGGAGTCGTCGGCTCCGGTTGAGGCGGCTGCGATGGATCATGTGACGGCTGCCCGTTCGGTGTTGAGTGTCTTGGGGATCGGTGGCTGACATGGCAGAAGTAGACGATCGGGTAAGAGACATCCTGCGGAGGCTGGTTGAGGACACCGAGGGTGCCGACCAGTTCGATGACGGCACTGTTCAGGAGTTGATCGACCGGTTCGCCCGTGACTATGCGGTGCAGATCCAGTCGGAGTTGGAGCAGCAGGGCTGGGACGAAGCAAAGGTTCTGTTGGAGGACAAGGACTGGGTTGGGCGAACTGCGGGTACGGGCCGGTTGGAGTCGTTGCGGGCTGACATGTTGTCTGCGATTCAGTCGGATGTGGCGGAGCAGACCGAAGTGTTCGCAGCGCAGCGGGCCGAAGTCGTTGAGGCTTTGGGTTTGCCCGATTCGACCGTGGTCACGTTGGAGCGTGCGATCGAAACTTCCGGGGTGAAAGACCCTGCGGGGTCGGTGCTGGATTCGTTGGCTGCACAGCACGGGCAGGCTGTGACCGAAGCGTTGCAGGCTTCCGGCGATCCCGGCCATGTTGCTGACATGCTGGGTTCTGCCCCTGAGACGTTCATTGAACGGACGATCCCGTCGTCGATCCGTTCGCTCCGTGACACGATGCTTGCGAACGCTGAGGCGACAGCCAACCGGGCGCGGGCTACTGCCGATCAGGCACAGGCTGATTCTACGCAGATGCTTGCTGATGCGCGATCCGAGGCGACCCAACGGATGCAAACGGGCCGGTCGGCAGCAACGTCTACTCCCCGGACGGCACGAGGCCCGTCGGGGTTGACGCCGGAAAGACTTGCCCGGCTGGCCGAACTCAATGAACGAATCCGGCAGGTCACGTCAGGTGTCGCCGGGTCTGATGCTGTGGGGAGTCTGGAAGCGGACAAGGCCGAACGTGACGCGTTGGAGGCACGGCAGCAGCGGACCGGGGACAACCCTTCGGACGTGGCGTTCCTGACCGAGTTGTCGGGCGGGGCGACGCTGAAAGACGGCGGGGCGACGCTGAAAGACCCGCTAGATCTCTCGTTCCTCAACGACCCCGAGTGGCAAGAGATGCTGGGTCTGGCTACCCCCTCTTACGACGGGGGCGGCTACTACGGCGGTTCGCCCCGGTTGTCTGCTGCCCAACAGGCAGAAGCCGACCGGACAGAAGTGCAGGCGCTACTGGCCGAACAGTTCGGCGGATACGCATTCTTCTTCGAGAAGAACAACGCCGGCCTACGGGTAGGGATCGACGCCAACGGCAAGATCGTTGACCACGCCGACCCGAACGCCGTGTCACAGAAAAACGTGCTGGACGTGATCGTCGATCAGGGCATCGTTGACCCGTCGCGGATCAACGGCATTCTGCAAAAGACCGAGTGGTGGCAGACCACCGACTCGAAGATGCGGTTCTTCGACGCCACGTTCGGGGAACTGTCCGAACCAGGCAAGCAGGAGTTCCTTGAACCGATCACCGATCTGCTGGCCGAGGAGGCGCAGTTTCTCGGGTTCCAGTTGGACCCTGCCCGTGCCCGCCAGATGGCGGAGACGATTGCGCGGCAAGGCGAAGAAAACGATCAGGACTTTATTCGTGGGTTGATGGTGGCCGAGTCTGCGTTCGATGCGGTCGGCACCGAAATCTCGGAGTTCGCTGCCGCCCGTGATTCGGTGCAGCAGATGGCCCGCCAGTATTTCGTTCCGATCGGAGACGAGGACGCTGCCCGGTTCGCTGAGGAAATCTACGTCGGTGACCGGACGGGCGAGGCGATGCAGCAGTATTTCAAGGAGCAGGCGATCTCCCGGTTCCCGACGTTGGAGGCTGCGATCACGCAGCAGAACATCACCCCGGAGCAGTATTTCGCCCCGTACAAGTACGAGATCGAACGGATGTTGGATCGTCCGAACGTAAACATTCTGGAGGACTTCGCAGACATCATCGAGTATGTGCCGGATACGGGCGGCGACAACCCTCGGCCGATGACGTTGGCGGAGACTCGCAAGTTCATTCGTGGCACCAATGAGTGGCAGGCTTCGACGCAGGGTCAGGATCAGGCGCAGGCGTTGGCGTTCGCTATCGGTCGCACGTTTGGGGAGGACGCATGAGTGACACGTTCGATTGGGATGCGCTGAGAGGCATTGACTGGGATGAGGTTGCTGCGGCGACTTCTCCCGAACCGGAACCGGCCCCTGAGCCGACGGCGACTCCGGCAGCTACCGATCCGGCAGCTACCGACCCGGTGAAGGAAGCCGAACAGCAAGCGTTGGTGCGTGCCGGCGAAGAAGTGTTGGAGGACATGCTTCGCAACTACGGGTTGGAATCGTTGATCCCGTGGGCGTTCGAGCAGTTGCGAGAAGATCCGGATGTTGAGGCGATCGCTCTGCGGCTACGCAAGACCGACGAGTTCAACGAACGGTTTAAGGGGCTCGGAATGCGGCGGGCCGCTGGGCTCTCACAGATTACCCCGGCGCAATACCTGAATCTGGAGCGGAGCTACAAGCAGACGTTGGCTGCGGCGGGTATCCCTGCCGGGTTCTACGATGAGGTTGACGAGTTGGCCGAGTTCATCGGCAACGACGTTTCCGAGGCGGAGTTCACGGAACGGGTAGCGATGGCGGCGTCGGCTGTCCGATCGGTCAACCCCGAACTGCGTGGGCAGTTGCAGGACATGTACGGAATCGGTGTCGAAACGGACGGCGAACTGATCGCCTACTATCTGGACCCTGATCGGGCCGTGTCGGTGATCGAGCAGCGGTTGCAGTTCGAGGCTGCCGGGCTGTCGGCTACGGCGAAACGCACGATCGGGCAGGGGTTTGATGCCCCGTTTGCTGAGCAGTTGGCGACCGCGAACATCCAGCAGCGTGAGATTTCTGATCGGATGGGCCGGCAGGCTGGGCTTGTCCAGACCCGCCTGTTGGGCGAGAACAGCAAGTTGACGGCTTCTGAGGTTGCTGCGGCTGAGTTCGGGTTCGACCCGGATTCGGTGGCGAATGTGCGCCGGTTGCGTAAGCGTCGGCAGGAAGCTGGGCGTCGGGCTGGTGGGGCGATGGCTTCTGCTGGCGGTATCGGCGGGCTTGGTTCTTCCCTGTAGCGAGTGGTCCTTGCATAGACGCATCGCGTTGTGGTTACAATGGTGATGTCGAAGTGGCCGGCCTTAGCGGGTTGTGAGCTACGAGACAGAAACCTCCGCCCTCATTCCACCGTTGGGGGCGTGTACCGAAGGTGAGCGACAAATGACAAACACTCCGCCCGCAGATGCGGCAGCAAGTGGAAGTCCAGAGGAAGCACAGCCGAATTGGCGGCGCGATCTCGAAGCCCGTGCAAAGGCGGGCGATGAGGCGATCGCCAAGTTGGCTGAGTTGGAACGCCGGGAAGCGTTTCGCGATGCAGGGATCAACGTCAGCGATGGTGTGGGTTCGTACTTCGTGAAGGGCTACGACGGCGATCTGAGCGTTGAGGCGATCCGTGCGGAAGCAGAACGGGTCGGTTTGGTTGGCGGGCCTGATCTCTCGCCGGCACCTTCTCCGGTGCCGTCGGCAGATCCCGCTGAGGCTCGGATTGCTGCTGCGGCTGACAACGCTGGCCCCGTCGCAAATCCTGCGTTGAACGATCTGATCGCTCAAACGCAGTCGCCCGAGGAACTTCGGGCGTTGATGGAGTCCAACGGCTACGCCTGGAACGCCACCGGCTGATCGCTGAGCGGGCCTCACCTATCGAGGTTCTCTCATGGCAGTTCAGTATTCTCCCGGTGCGGTCACGACCGATACCGGTTCCGTCTCGTCGGACACGGCGGCATTCGAGCAGACGGCGTACTTCGCCCTTCGCTCGCAGCCGATGTTCGACTCTTGCGCCGATGTGCGCTCCACCAACCAGTCCCACAATGGGGCGTCGGTCCAGTTCAACATCTACAACGATCTCGACCGGAACACCACCGCGCTGACCGAGGACACCGATGTGACCCCGGTTGTCATCGGTGATTCGACCGTGGTCGTGACGCTCGCAGAGCAGGGCAACGCTGTCGTGACGACCGCGAAGCTTCGTGGTACCTCGTTCCTGAACGTGGATGCCGACGCTGCGAACATCATCGGCTACAACATGGTCGATTCGATCGACGCGATCGCTCACGATGTTCTCGTCGGCGGTTCCAACGTCATCTACTCGGCGGTCGAGGATGCCTCGGTTGGTCGTACCAACGTGGACGACGGCGACATCATTTCGGCGGCTCTTGCCCGTCAGGCGGTCGCCAAGCTTCGTGCCGGGAACAGCAACCCGTACGCCGGGGGCCAGTACAAGGGCTTCCTGCACCCGGACGTGTCCTACGATCTTCGTAGCGATACTGCGGTGACCGACATCATCCAGTACCAGATCCGTCAAGCTGGCGGCAATGTCGCTGCCGGTTCGGTCGGTTCGTTCCTGGGTGTGGACTGGTACGAGACTCCCCGTCTCGGCAAGGGCGTGGACACCACGGCCGGTACCTGGGTCAACGCCTCTGACGGTGCCGGTTCGACCGGCAACGTGGACGTGTACCCGACGCTGATCCTCGGTCAGCAGGGGCTCGCCAAGGCTGTGTCTCGTGCTCCGGGGTTCGGTGAGAACCCGAGCATCGTGTTCGGTCCGGTCACCGACACGCTCATGCGTTTTCAGCCGGTCGGGTGGTACCACCTTGTCGGCTACAAGCGTTTCCGTGAGGCTTCGATCTACCGGATCGAGTCCGCTTCCAGCATCGGTGACAACGCTTCGTGATGAAGTAGTCTGGATGAACCGGGGCTGGGGTTTCCTCCTGACTCCAGTCCCGGTTTCGCCAGATTTGCGAGGGTTTGATGGCTTCTTCCAACTTTCCAGGGTCGCTTGACGACAGCACCACTGTCGGTTCCGATGCGGTGCCGGCGGCTGGCGATGACCTGAACGACACGATTCCGCATTCGGACAGGCATCAGTATTTGGCAGATGCGGTTGTGCAGGTTGAGACGAAGGTCGGTACGGGGGCTTCTGCCCCGACTGCTGACAAGGCGCTGTTGGGTGACGGGACTGGCACTTCGGCTTGGACGGCGGTCACGGTTTCGGGCGACGCTACGGGGACGTTGGCGTCGGGCGACATTCCGTTGACGATCGCGGCTGATGCTGTCGATGAGACGATGGTCGCTACGGGGGCGTGGACGACGTACACGCCTACGTGGACGGGGGCGACGTCGGACCCGGCGATCGGAAACGGCACCCTCGGTGGGGCGTTCCTCGAAATGGGCAGCCTGCTGTTCCTGCGCATCCACGTCATTATGGGGTCAACCACCACCTACGGGGCAGGTCAATGGTTCCTGTCGTTGCCTTCTGGCAAAACTGCTGCTTCGCAGTATCAGGTCTTGTCCGCTGTCGGCCGAGACGCGGGCACGACCCTACAGCCCTTCGCCGCCCGGATGGCCACGACGACCGCCGTCAAAATCGTCACGGACGACAACTTCGTCCATGACACGAACCCGTGGACGTGGGCTGATGGTGATTCGCTCTACATCACTGGCGTCATCGAAATCGACATCACCTGAGGAGCCCCATGACCCACATTCGGCAGTACCCCGTCCGCTACTACGCCCTCGTGGTCGCAGCTATTCAACTCGGCACCGCCTACGGCCTCAACGTGTCGGCGGAGCAGAACGCCGCCATCATGGCCGTCGTCGCCGCAGTTCTCTCTCTCGTGGCGGAGAACTTCACGAAGCCCGCCGACAATCCGTAGAAAAGAAACACGTTATGGCAAAGAACTCGACAGGCACAGCAACCGGAACGGCAGCTACCGTTTCCGTTGAAGTAGGTGCCGACAAGGTGAAGCGTTGGCTGTACGTCACCAACGAGGACGGGGCCGGCAGGCTGACGTTCACGATCAACGGTGTCACGGCGACCAACGGCGGCGACAACATGATGTATGTTCCGCCGGTTGCGGGCGCGTGGCGTCGTGTGCTGGTGAACGATTCGTTGCAGGGCGATGGGACGTGTGACGTGTCGATCATTGCCTCGGCCTCAACGGTTTACAACATCCAAGTGGTGAGCCAGCCCTAATGGCGTTGGCCGACATGGGTGTGGGCGGCTGGGATAGACAAGCCGCTATGGGCGGCCTGTCGGCTTTTGACCCGTTCGCGTCTCAGTTCACGACGTTCATCACCCCTACGGCCGGGTCAATCTTTCGGGACTCGTCAGGGAACACTCAGCCGTCGTGGGCGACTTCGTGGACCGAGGGCGGCAACCCGGTCCATGCCTCTACCGGTTGGACGTGTGACGGGGTGGGCGACCTGTGGACTTCTTCGGGGAACCCCGGGAACCTCGACGGGACCACACTATTCGTTGCGTTCTCGGCGTCTGGGGTCGGCCACGAGGGGCTCGTCGGGGCGCGATCCTCGGCATCAACCTCGTCGCTCGGTTGGGACATCCGACGCAACTCGTCAGCGGCGAGCATGGTGTCAGCCGGCGACGGCACTTCGAGAGACACGGAGTCGGTGGCGTACACCGCCGACACCTACGCCTCGGTGGCGGTCACGTTCCTCCAAGATGCGTCCAACAGCTTCGTGATCTACCGCGACGGGGTTGCTCAGACCAGCCTCGATCTGACCGGGTTCGGGACGGTGTACGACGCGACGCTGCCGATGACGGTCGGCACGGTTGCGAACGCGATCGCCCTAGACGGAATAATCCACGGGTTTGTGTGGAACTCCACCAGCCTCACGACCGAGGAGGTCGCGACGCTACATAACTATTTCCAGGGAGTAGCCAGTGGCTGACTTTACGACGCCTGTCGTGCGGACTGTTCCGATGACTGACGCTCACCGCCGGTCCAGGCAGAACGATCCTGCGTACAGGCTGATGCGGCATTACCAGCCGATGTGGCGGGGCGTGAACGTGTGGGTTCTCAACGACGGGACATGCACCGAGGTTCAGCCGCAGGACGAGACAACGATCAACCGTTTGTTTGCGGGTGGGCACGTTTCGCCTCACGATCTGACATCCTTTCAGGTGACGGCGTTGACTAATGCTGGCTATGTGGTGAACGGGGTATGAGATGCCGAGATATGACTACGGGTGCGACTGCGGGCATACGCAAGAGGTAACCCACGGGTTCCGTGATGACCCTGCGGTTGTCTGCGATTGCGGCGGGAAGATGAGGCGACGGATCGGGATGCCGATGGTGTCTCCGTCAACGACCCCCACCCGGTCGGGTTCGGGGATTGACATGGAAGCAACCCGTCGGGCCGAGAAGGACAAGGCGAAAGACATGGACGCGTACAAGCGTCTGCGTGCCAACGGGGTCCAGCCGCCGGCAATCAACGGTTCTGCGAAGTTGGAATCCAAGGCAGAATCGGTGCATGAGGTAACCTCGGGGCACACGTTCAACTCGGCTGCGGCACGTCGCAGGACGGGTTCTTTGATTGACGACATCGTGAGTGCGAAATGACGGCACAGACTTGGATCGACGAGACACGGGATCTGTTGCTGACGGATTACGTCGAGGAAACCTGCGAACTTGCGGGTGCTGTTTCGGACACCAGCACCCAGACTGTTTCCCTGGTGACGCCTGGTGCGTCGCCGGCGTCCGTGGTGGCGGGGGTTGTGCAGGGGGCAACGATCGAGGTTGGCACCGAGTTGATGTATGTCTATTCGGTGACTGATGCCGGGCTGGCGTATGTGTCTCGTGGCTATCGGGGTTCGACGGCTGCGACTCATTCGTCGGGTGCGGTTGTGACGGTCAACCCGAAGATCCCTGCGTACCGGATCTTGAAGGCGTTGAACGACGACATGGCTGATCTGTCGTCTCCACAGAACGGGCTGTTTCAGGTTGCGACGGTGGAGGTCACGTTCGATGCTGCGGTTGACGGCTACAACTTGACGGATGTGACCGCCGACATTCTGGAGATTCACGAGGTCACCTATACCGATCCGGGTTCGGAAAAGTCGGAACCGAAGGTCGATTCGTGGTCGTTGCGCCGCAACCGTGACACCGCCGATTTCGCTTCGGGATATGCGCTTGTGTTGCATGACGAGGCGTACCCAGGGAACCCTGTGCGGGTGACGTACAAGGCCGGGTTTACGTCGTTGGCGTCGGCTTCGGCTGCGTTGTCTACGACCGGGTTGCACGCTGAGGCGTATGATCTTCCGCCGTTGGGTGCGGCATTGAAGCTGATGTCTACCCGTCCGATCCGGCGTGAGTTCATTGACGAGCAGGGCTCATCGAGACGTGCCGAGGAAGTGCCGTCGGGTGGCGTGTCTGCGTCGATGCGGGATCTGCGGGCGCAACGGGCATCTCGGTTGAATGCTGAGGCGACCCGTTTGGACGCGAAGTACCCGACGTTCTGGATGCGTTCTCGTGGCGGCGGGATAGGCCGTGGTGTCTGATGGCGTCCCACTTTGCGGAACGGTTGCCGGTTTCGATTGACGGCCGGTCGTATGCGATTGTGCCGGAGGAGTACCGTCGGACGACGGTGCCGGTTCTGCGCGAACAGTTCGATAACGCCAACAACCCTGGCGAGCAGACCCTTTTGACGCAGATGTGGGTGCGGTCGCAGGACGACTGGTCGCATGGTGCCGGGCAGAAGGTGTATGACTACGCCGATTCGGACCGGTTGAGGTTCAACACGTCGGCGGGGGTCGATCCGTGGACGAAGGGCAAGCTGTCGCTGTTGCCGATCTGCGAGTCGAAGAACAATGCGAACTCGTGGACGACTGCGATTATGCGTCAGGTCGGCGGGTACACCTACGTCGCTGCCGGCACCGAGTTGTATTACACGGCGAACATTGACGCGGCTGATGCGTCGGTGACGTGGACGCAAGTGACGCCGTTGACGTCGCCTCAGACCATCACCGATTTCTGCTCCGACGGAACCACAGTGTTCATCGCTTACGGGGCTGCCCGGTCGTTGACTTCTACCGGCGTGGGCGTACCGACCCAGCCGGCGGCGTTGGGTGCGCTGACCCCGGACTACTGCCGGATCATTGGTGAACGACTCATCGTGTTCGACAACGACACCGCGACCGAGATCGACGCTTCGGGTGTGGCAGTCGGGTCGTCGCTGGCGTGGACGCTCCCGCACGGCGGCACCTACGTCGCTGGGGCTACCGGCCCTGCCGGTGTGTACCTGGCTGCGAATGTGAACTCGACGGGCTCGGTGTTCTTCGTGGAGGTCAAGACGGCCGATGGCCTGTTGGACTCTCCGAAGCAGGTGGCTGATCTGCCTCGTGGCGAGACGCTGAACGAGATGATCTCTTACGGCGGGTTCCTTGTGCTGGCTACGTCGAAGGGTTTGCGGTTGGGGGCGATTGACCAGCAATCCGGCGGTGTCACTTACGGCCCGGTTATCAACGACGGCGGCGCTGCGAACTGCCTAGTTGCCGATGAACGGTTTGTGTGGTGGGGCGGGTCTGCCGGGCAGGTGTGGCGTGCCGATCTGTCGGTGTTCACTGACACGCTGGTCCCTGCGTTCGCTTCGGATCTCGTGTCGGTCGGTGACGGGAACTCGTTGGGGAACGTGACGGACCTGATCCGCCAGTCGGGCAAGACAGTGTTTGTGGACGCCGGCAACGGTATCCAGGGGGAGGAATCGACGGGGGTGTTGGTTGCGTCGGGGACGTTGGACACTGGTTCGATCCGGTGGAACTCGCAGTTCGATAAGGCGTTGCAGACGATCGAGGCGCGAATTGAGCCTTCGTTGGCGATCGCCGGCGGGATCACCTACGACAATTCGGGGTACACCTACGACGACGCTGATCTGGTCTACGACGGGTTGTGGGCTTCGTATTCGGGGACGGTCCAGGCTCGGGTGACGCCGGATACGGGGATCGCGTCGTCGTTGCAGACGTTGGAGAACCGGGTTCGGACGTATGTTTCTCCGAAGCTGGTTTCGGATTCGTTCACGGTGACGTTCACGTTGTCTCGGGATGCGTCGGCTACGACTGCTGGCCCGAGTCTGGAGTCGTGGAAGATTGAGACGTTCCCGGCTCCGACCCGGATCGACGAGATCGTGGTGCCGTTGGTTATGAGGCGGCGGGTGGCGACTTCCCGTTCGCAGGGTGCGGCTGCGACGTTGGGGACGATGGCCGAGTACGACGCTTTGTCGGCGTTGGCTTCGTCGAAGGCGGTCGTGACGTATCGAGAAGGGTCGCGTTCTGAGCAGGTTGTTGTAGATCAGTTGTCGATGGCGGTGGAGAAGCTGACCGATGACGGGGCTTGGTGGGAGGGCACGTTGACTGTGCGGCTTCTCACCACGGGTTCGTAATGCACTGGTGGGCGGCAGCGGCGACTGCGACGTATGCGATGGCTGCGGTCGGGAACGCCTATGCGGCGTGTATTCTGCGCAGTCGCAGGCGGTGGTGTCCTTCGGCTGCGGGGTTTGCGCTGATCGCTTTCATGTCGGCGGTATACGTCGCCGCATGGGGTTGGGTAGCAGTCGATCCGTCGGTTGATCGGGGCGGGTGGTCGGAGTTCATCACCCCTGGTTCGACAGTGTTTCCTCTCGTGTTCTCGTTGCCTGCGTGGATGTTGATAGATCAACGTCGTGCCCATTCGGATAGCGGTCTGGCATGACCCCGGAAATCATCGGGGCGCTCTTGGGGGCGGTCATCACTGCCGGGCTGTCCGCGGTGATTGTGTGGCTTCGGCGTGCGAACAACGATTCGGCGGAAGTGTTGGGTGCTGCGGCTGAGGCGGTAAAGGCGGTGGCCCCGTTCTGGCAGGACGAGTTGAAACGGGTTCAGGCGCGGGCGGCAGCGGGCGACACGCGGCTGCGGGTGTACGCCGATCGTCTCGGCTATGCGGAGGCGCTGATCCAGACGTATCTGG